GTTTCCCAGTCACGATCCATATTAGTTTTTATCCCGGAACGTATTGACCGCGCCGGTACATTTCATTCGTTGCGTTTGCTGTTTGGATTGCTGTCATCATATTGGCTCGATATTCCGCCGACCGATTCGTATCTTTCATGTGATCATACGCCTTCATCATGCACGCATGCCGCAGAAGACTCGGATATCTCGTCGTCAGAAAGTTTGTCTCGTTGCTTATCGAAAGCGCAGCAGGAAGCTTGTAGTACATGAGCCGACCGCCAAAATTCGCCGATGCCGTCACGTCAACATATGCGGTGTCGTCAATGATGTACCAAAGTGATGGCGTCCCATCGAAGAGGTTCCCGCTTGAGTCGCGTGCCACAAGAGCTGATTCTTCGTCATAGTAAGGTAGGGGGTACGACCACTCATACGGTACATATTTGATTGGATCGAGAAAATCGGACGGCAGCGCTTCGGACGATGTGCTGATATCAAATTGAAACGCCGCATCGGATTTCATTTCCCGCACACGCAGCCATTGATAAATTTCCGCCTCGGCTTCAATCAGGATGTTTGTAACGGGAATGTCGGAACGATTAACCCAGTTCTTGATTGACCCCTCGGTCGTTTTATCTCCAACAAGCGTTGTGTAGTTAATGGCCATGTGCGTGTCCTATCAGTCGGTCTTGCGCGCGTTTTCCAGCGATACAACACCGTTCTCAATAAGGATATCAACCGCATCGCGCGTTTCCGTCACGCTGACATGATACTTGTCGCGAATGGCTTTGCGCACCTCACCAAAAAGGTATTCCGTCTGTCCTCTACCCCACGCAGCTAGATCAAGTTTGCCATTGGCAGGTTGTGGTGCAGCCGTTGCAACCCGCTTCGCAGTGCGTGCGGTGAACTTCTCAACAGCGTCCTTAAGAGCAGAGACCATACCCTCTTTATTGGGAGGGCATACCTCACCCAAAATCCGCTTGGCTTGCGCGCGAAACTTTGGCCACTTCAGGGAATCCACCTGCTCAAGAAGCTCCAATGGCGTTAGGTCGCCAGATGGCACCTGATCTTCAGCCTTCACCTCAACGGCAACCGTTCTTTCAAGAGGTTTGCCGGGAATGATCTCAAGTCCGCTGCCGTCGAACATGCATCCGTCTTGTTCGTAGTGCGCGGGGCGATCGAAGTTGGCCGCATGGTAAGGTGGCGTTACGCGACCATAAGGTTTGTTTTCATCAAGTTTCTGCATTTTCCGTTCCCCGTAAAAGAAAACGGACCCCAAAAGGGGCCCGCTTCAGTTCCGATAGTCTGAGCTATTAGTAGCTCATTTTCTTTTTGCCCCGGTCACCCGAGGCACGCTTCACGTCATTGTAGGTTTGAACATCGCCAGCACCCTTAAGAGAATGAGACGTGTCAAGCGGCCCGCCGCCCATATTACGTCCCATTAATGCAGAGTGTTGATCAACCTTATGGCTGTCGCGACTCGGCCCCGACTCAGTGCAAAGCTTCTGGCCCATGTGAGCCTTTTCCTTGTAGCGCATCTCAATAATCCTCATAGTCTGGCGTTGGCACGTTGTCCCAAACGCGTTCCATGCGATCGGCCCTTTCGATGGACATGATCTCATCTGTAAAACGAACGCGGGGACGACGTGAGATACGGGTAAAACCGTCTTGAGGTGCGTTACCCGTACCACTCAAGGTGTTGTGACGCGGCGGTTCCCGTAAGGAAACGCCGCGCTCTTTTCTGTTGTCGTTCTTGCGGTACATATCGTACCTTTCCAAACTTAGTCAGCCCAATCGATGACCACATAGGGAACGCCAATACCTGTTGGCGAGCCCGTTGCGCCCGTGCATGTGCAGTACACTTCCGTGTCAGCCGGGATGTCGCGGTCCACCATAAGTGCATTAAAGTTTGTGGCGTCGGCGATTTCATCGTAAAGGATTCGAACACCCGTGGCATCGTCTGCCGCCAAGGCATCAAGGTCCAGCTCTTCGCCGTAGGCATCCGGATTGGATGTCGTGCCAACAGCAATTTTCGGCGTCACGGTAGACCCAGCAAAAATCTCGGTCGTCGCGTCAACACCATAATCATACAGTCGGCCAGCTTTGCCTTTGGGCCCTTTGATCGAGAAAACCTCGTTAGCAGCAGCGCCCCAATCAAACAGGCCAAAGCTGTACTTCATCCGGTTTGGGTTATCATAGCTCATTTCTTTTCCCTCCTGATCAGCAGCTTACGCGGCCGAGTCCCACTTCATGATCCGCGACTGAGCCGCCTGATCGTGATAAATGCCGAACCCGCCAAGATAGTACCAAGCGATACCTCCCGAACGACCAAAGTCGCCTGGAAGTTTTGCGCGAATCTCTTCTGGAATGACGATGGCCTCATTGACCGTATCGCCACCAAAGAAGAACGCCCACGACGACTCGGCATTGTTCCATGCATCAGAGGTTGCTGTGTAAGGATCAAAGGTTGTTGAGTCGTTCGCTCCACCCTTCGGAATGAAGTTCTGCTCGACAAAGCGAACGCCTTCGTAGCGACCGACTTCACCGTTATAGACCTTCATCATACCCCCAGAGGTGTACTGGTGCAGGGTTTCGAGTTCATTTTTGAACGTCCGGAACGTTGTCGGATGGCCGATCGAAACATAATCGTCACCTGCAAATCCTGGAATGTCACGCTCGCGCATGTTGTCCACGATCGCCTTGACATGACCCGTGCCCATCGCAACATTGTTCGTTGTCGCTGTTGCACCGTTTTCCGTAACCGTCACGCTCGTTGTCGAGGTGCCACTTGTTGGCGCAACGCGCAACTTGCACGCATCAAATTGAAGATAGGCTTCAATATCAAACGCTTTGCGTGCATCGTTCTTGAGGCCCTTTTCAATAACACGAATGACATCGTGCTTCGCCAGGGCTGTAACCTTGCCCGTATAAGGCACCGAATTGCCAAGTTCCGTCACGGTCAAACTGTTCTGTGTGATCTGGAAATTGGTTTCCGGCATGGGTGACAACTCAGGAAGACGGCGCCCCTGGGTGCTCACGTTGCCATACACATTCCAGAAGAACTGCTCACCGCGATGGAGGCCCTTTTCAAGGGCGTCTTCATCTGGTTCGCAAAACTGCCGGAACTTGACCTGCGGCTGCAATGCCGTGCGGAGCGTATCGCTCAGCTCGTCATTGTACATGTAACCACCTTCAGCATCGGTGGTCCAATTTACTGCTGTTGCCATTTCTTTTCCCTCTTGTAACCCCCGATGAACTTGGCGTTAACCAAACCCCCTCTGCTGCCGAATCTCTGCAACAATTTGTTGTTTTGTTTTCGGCTTCGGTTGTGTTGGTATTTGTCCTCGAACACCAGCGGCACGTGGTTGTTGTGATACAGACTTTTTCCGCGCGGCCCGTGACGTATCCGTCGCCGGTTTTGCGGCTGGCTCTTCGGGCGAATTGTCCGCTTTTCCCTCTGCTTCTTTTGGCTTTAGATTAAACCGCTCCGTCATAAAATCTCCGACATCCGTAAGCAGCTTGGTGTAGGTGCGTACGTTATGTCCCTTGCGACGAAGTTCGGCTTGCGCCATCAGAAGGGCTGGGGTATTTGCGCGAATTGGGTTGATGGTGTCTTCGTCCAAACCGATGGATTTCATATCTTCCACGATCTGATTACGAAGAACCGTTTCACCCGCATCCTTGAGAATTGTATCCTTTGCGATTTCTGGATACGCCTCTTCAAACGCGTCAACGGCACCCTTAAGCTCGTTTTGTGTTTGGGATTTCACGATGTGCTGCTGAACGATCTCCGTCACCTTTTCAGGATCAAGCCCTTCGCTCCTGGTCGCCACAAGATTTGATGCAATCTCTTGCGCCAACTCCTGTGTGGCTTCCGCCGCCTCATCGGTGTCGCCAATCTGTATCCGCTCCGCTATGCTTCGAAGCTTTTCCGGATCAAGATTCTTAAGCAGCGGGTCTGCTGCTTTCGTCTCCCGGTCCTGGGATCGATCTGGCTCCGCATCTTTTGACTCGGTGTCCGGCTGGTCTGCCGTTGCCTCGCCGCGCAATGCGCGCGCTTCTTGAAGAAGTCTTTGCGTTTCTTCACGATCTCTTTTGTTTTCATCGCGAAGTCTTTTGGCTTCTTCAAAACGATCATCGCTTGCTTCGTTCTTTTGCGCAATAGCGATAACTTCACTTAGCTTCTTCTTAACTTCACGACCGTCGATTTTTAGTGCAACTTCAGGGTCTTGCGAGTCCGGTGCTGACTTGTCTTTTTCCGCCGAATCTGGCACATCCGCGTCCGAATCATCCGATTCCTGATGGTCGTCTTCATCATTTTGCGAATCCGATTCGCTTGTGGTGTCAACATCCTCACCAGCGGCGTTCAGGTCTTCGTCTTCGTTGTCCTCAGACTCCCGCTGACGTTTCTCCCGATACGCACGCGCAATGCGATCACGCGCCTCATCGTTTGACGAAAGCTTCGGCGCCTCTTTCTCTTCGGCAGGACTCTCGGCTGCCTCAACCGACTCTTCGGGCGCAACTGCCTGTGTTGTTTCCGCCGCGTCGTCATCGGGTGATGGAATAACGTCGTCCTGCACTTCCGCAGGGGCCTTACTGTTCTTCTTGCTCATCGAAATGGTCCTCTATAATGCTCTCGGCGCTTTCCGCCCGTTCCTGTTTCCGAAAAATCCATGAACATGCGTCCAGGTATTCGAAAACAACCGTTTGCGCCTTTGCGATTGACACCGAATCTGACGGATCGATTTTGGCCAAATCCATCATTGCGCCCAGTGCCCGTTTTCTACGCTCGACAACATACAAATACAGAGGACCACGATCGGCCATCTGAATATCAATCTCAGCCGCAACGCGGATATCCCGATCCAACTCAAACTTCTGTTCACGCTCTTCGAGTGCGTTGTCTAAAAACTCATCGATGTCGATCACTTCACCGCCGACCTGATCCGACATGCTCACCTCCCCGTTAAACATTTCCGAACTGTGGTTGCGGTTGCTGTGCTGCGAGATGTTGTGCGATTTGAACAATCGCCGCCTCTACCGTAGAAAACCGCTTATCCAGGTCCGTGACCTGCTTTTTAAGCGCCGCATTTCCGTCTTTCTCGCCGTCCTTGCCCGCGCTCTGCGTTGCCCTTTGCGCGTGCTGGTTCGCCATCAAATCAACGACCTTGTGTTTGCTCGTCTGTTCGCGATCGGCCGCATGCTGCTCACGATCAAATGCGATGGCGCGGGTTTGTTTTTGCTCATCCCGACCGAGACGCATTTGTTCCAAGGCAAGCTTTGTTTGATTGTCTTGCGTATTGCGCGACTCTTCGGAGCGCAGTTCAAGCATGGCTTCTTTGAACTCATGCATCATGCGTTCGCGCTCAAGCTTGAGGCGTTCCATGGTTTGCACGATGTCGGGATCGGGGGGCGGCTCTTGCGGTTCGCCGAACTCAAAGAACCGGCGACCGTCCTTATATCCGGCCGATCCCATCACCTCTTCGATTAGCGTCTCAATGTCGGGCTTGATTCCTTGCGCGCGCATTTCGCCAAACATTGGAGCCAGCATCTCAATCGCAAACTTCAGCTTGGTTAGACGTTGCATTGGATCGTTGGCCCCAATTCCAACGTTGACACGCAGCATGACTTCAGCCGCGTCGAAATCATTCAACGTTGGGAAATAATTGAATCTGCGGATGACTTGCGCCTTTGATCCGGCAACCGCGAGCATATGTTCGTCAGATTCGTAGTAGCGAATGAGGTGAACAAACTGCCGTAAGGTCGGCTCCGCCCACGTCTCAATAAAGACTCGTAAGTCAAATTCCGAAACCGATGACGCCGCACCGGACATCATTTTCATCCCGCCAACAGTCTCATTAAGCTGTCGCGATTGTTGCACGCTCGACGTCGAAAACACGCCTGCCAACTCGTCGAAATTGGCGTTGTTGACCGACGTCTCCGTATAGCTCTGTCCGGATGGTCCCGGCGTCATCTCAAATTTAATATCGTCGAGACTGTCCGCTAACAGGATCGCATCAGGTTGGCCGCGACGTTGAAGTTGCGTGAGGTCAACGTTACGACCACGCCTAACGACCGGCAGGGGCGCAATGGATCGCTTCAGGGTATCAAGACGAAGGTTGGCGACATCATTCAATTCAAGCTGGAGAGGTTGCCAGGATTCAACGGGCGACATTGGAAAAACACGATGTGTGTCAAGTTGGGAGACCCCAAACGTATAAGGGCGCTCCCCGTCAAGGTGCGGATACGCCTCACGCGTTGTCTGCACTTTTGAGATCATGCCATGACGGCCAACCGACCAAAAGTGATAGTCTTCTCCGTTAAGTCGAACGAAGTTTTCCTGAATCCAAACGATGTCCATGGGGCCGGTGGTTTTGGCATCCTGAAAACGATCCGATCCGCCTTCTCGAACGCGCCGTGACCCCGCACGATCCTCCTCAATGCGCCCTTTATCAAGCAACCCATCTGAGACATCATCCAGCCAGATCGTCTCGCCGTCTTTGTTTTTTGTTTCAAGCATCTTGCGAATGTCCGATATCCCCATCGGATGTCGCATAAAAAACCATCTTCCCAATTGCGCTGGGGAATACCATGGCGCGGCCGGATCAAGCCCGGCATTTTCAATTGGGTGCAGTTCGCACATCGGGCGATCTTTGGTCACCTTGGGAGGAAGCGGAACCTCCGTTTCAACCATGATTGGATAGCCGGACTCGTCGGGAATCGGAATTCCCATTTCATCCATCAACGGCTCTGAAACAATTTCGACTTCACCCGTGTCAACCTCGTCGTATTCCCAAAATTGTTTTGAAATACAAACGCCGGTAAGTTGGCTATCCAGGCAGGCTCCGAGTGCGGTTTGAAACCACGGAACGCCATGCTTATTGCTTGTTCCAGTCAGGCGGTAATCAAGATCGGCTTTGATTGTTGCTGCGGTTGCGCGTTGTGTTTCGTCGTCCTCAAACATTGCTTTTATGTTGACGACATCATCGGTTGAAAATAACGAGGCGGCGGTGTTTGCAAGGTTCTTGCGCACCGCTGTTCGTGTCTTCGGGACAAACAAGCGCGAGCGGCCGCGCCACGCGGTTCCCAAATACTTTGAACCCTCAGCATGTGTGTTTTGCCACGCCCTATAGGAACGAGAAAGGGGTCTCTCAATCGTCCGCGCCTGATAGTCTTTCGACAATCGATCGGCTTGCGCAACGACGGCCAAAAGGTCGCCGTCACTTGGCATGCTGTCTTGTCCCAAGTCCTCATCGACATGGGACCCGCTCGCATCGCCTTTGTAGCCGTGATCCGGCGCTTGAGGGTCAAACTTGCTGCTCATATCTTAATCCGGAATCACGCCAGCGCGTGCCCTCTTGTGTTTCGGGATGCCACTCAACGCTGTTAAGAAGTGCCCCTCGGAAAACTTCTGACGCGGGATGTTGTAGCGCTCTAAAATTTCACCACACCCCCTCAGGACTGATGCCATCATCGGATCGTTTTTCAGCGTCGCCAAGTGAACCACGTACTTCCGAGGCCCCATAAAAAGAGGAATAGAAATCATCACAACGCCCTGGGCATGTGACACTTCAATCATCCACGGATGGTTCGCATAATGTCTCTGCACAATATCTGCGATGTTCTTTGTTAAGAGGAGATCAGCCGCTTTATAGGGGTCCGCATCACCGGCTTCGCCGGGAGCTTCATAGCGCGTTTGTGTGCGTCCAAATCCTGCCTGTGCCATATGCCGTTCCTATTTATTTGCGATTTCATCGCCTGTTATTACGCTGCATTTCCAGTACCGAACGACGTAATCAGCGTGCTCTTGTTTCCAACGAACTAAATGAAATTGGGACTGCATCATGCATTTGTATGTCGTCCCTCCTCCATAAATAGGGATGCCATCCTCAACGCAGTCGATAGAACTCCCAACCAAACAAGCTATAAGGAAGAGTTTCAGCATGTGCTTTGCCCAAACAAAAACGGCCCGACCAAAAGGTCGAGCCGTCAAGTTTCTAATTGTCAGGTTTGTATTACGCGGCTTTCACAACGTGGAACGAAATCTCAACCGTTCCGTTAAGCGCTTCTGCCGTTGCGTGCTTATTGATAACCTGAATTGTGCACGAACCAGCCCCAGGATTGACCTCGCCAATCATTGGCGTTCCTTGGGTATTGGTGCCATTTGCAACAGATGCAAACACCATATCCGCCGCAGCGATTTCGGTGTTGGTGAGCGTGATCGTTTCGATTGCGTTTTGTGCAGTCGTCAGGGCTTCCGACGTAATCTTCCCCGCCAAGCGACTGAGTGTGGCTGCGGAAGATGATGCCGTTGCTGTGCCATCACTCAAAAGCTCAGCAACCTTAGTGCCGTTTGCGTACAGGTTCGCACGATTATTACCATCATCCCACTCAAGGTAGGACTTGCGGTCTGCCGAAAAAGTAACGCGATTTTTGTCGAGAAATGCCATTGCTCGATCCCTTTCTTTTATCTAGATCATGGCGGTAACGCGGGCAGCGCCCTTACGAATCTGACGGTAACTTATTCGCAATTATTTGACCATCGCGCCCCCATGCACACTGCACGAATGGAAGATTGAGTGCTGACTCACCTTTTCCCCAAAGCGCTAACACCTGATCAATCTGATCGTTGCCAAGATCACAGGCGCGCTTTTCGAGCGGCTTCTTGTCTTCGGTCATGAGGCGGCGGCGCGGCTGACGTGCTGGCCCGAATGCCTCCCACAACTGCGCCGGAAGCTGGCCAACCAAAACGCCCTCATAAAAATCCTCAGTTGAGATCACGAGCATGAACTGTGATTTGCCAGGGCCAGACCGAACAAGTTGCAGCCCCTCCATCTTTTTTGATGCGCGTTCCCACTGCTCAAGCTTGCGTGCATTCCACTCCGGAACACGTGCACGATCTTCGTCACTTAGCATTGGTCTTTCCCTTGCCGTTGATGGCCTCGAAAACCCGATTAACGACGGTGATTGACCACTTTCTGGAAACACACTTTTTGATCAAAGCCACCTCTTCACCGGGCTCAACATCCACCCGATCGTTCCCAACGAATCTTTGTGCTAACATCCATCGCGTAATCTTATCGGCTTCCGTTAGTTTCTCATCTGGAAAGTCCGTCACAAGAGATTCAACAATTGCCCAACCCACAGTCGCTTTCTCGTCAGCCTTTGTCGGGTGTGGGATCGGTTCCCCGTGAATACTTTCTAAAACCTTGTTTGTTCTGATTTCCATAAATCTTCCTCACTCTTCGAGCCATTTGCATGCGATCACGGCATCAACATTTGATTGATGGAGCGCAATAGCCAGCCCGCGCCCTTCATCCAACCAAATATTCGGTCGAAACGTGAACGAATAAGGCCCGATTTCGATTAGTTCATGCGTATTGCCCTGAACCGTTTGAAATTTCTCATGTGAGAACTTTGCCTTTGGCAAGGCCGGTCCTGCCTGAAACGCGTGATTGCAGATAACGGCCGCGTTTGCCAATTCCGTGTGATAAGACGTCAACTCAATAACGGTCTTAACTGGCGTTGTTATTGTGATCTCATAACAAAAGCATCCGACACCCGACCCTGAAGGATTCAAGATTTGAAAATGTTGGCGCTGTCCAGTCGCGCCTGATGTTTGAGCTGTTCCAGTAAAAAGCTTTTGCGCCTTGGCTTCGGACAGTAACAACATTTCGTTTCCTGGACCCTCTGGTGATGGCGGCTCCTCGATTGGTGGATCACTCTCGGCGGACACTTCAATCGACTCGACCAAAGCGATGCGCCCCACTTTCGTTATGTATCCGGACTTGTTTTCGGTTGCCGCATCGTTTGTGGTTTGCTTGTAAGACTGCTTAAAGCCGCTCGGGGCCAAAAAGTCACGGCGATAGTCGTCCCCGGCCAATAACTCATAAGCAATAAGAACGTCATTAGTCCCATTCATTTGAAAGTTTATCGAATCGGTTGTTGTAATTCCATTTGTCAGCGTAAAGTTACTCTGACCTCCAACAAAAACTTGAACCTGATCGCCCGTAAAGTCGATATCGTTTAGTGCGTGACCAATCCACATTGCTTGCACGCGCGCCGATCCTGATGTTGGCCCGCGCAACACCAAGCGGCTAAGCAGGTCCGTATCCCCAATCACGCCTAATGGAACCCTAATAACGTATGTGTAGGGGCTCCCCAGGCCAGAATTGTCGTCAAAAATTGTTGGCCCGTAAACCGAACGCCAAGTCATGTAAGCTCCTAAGAAAATACCGCCTCATACACACGATTAACGACGGTGATCGACCATTTTTTGATCAACGCCGCTTATTTAAAAACCGCCGCGCATGCGGATGGTGATGTCGCGCTAGAATAGTCACACTCAATGGTGCGATCGGTTTCCGAGGACGAGAACGCATCACTTGCGGCAAAGTTTCCGCCGTGGTCCGAACTGTCGTTATCTTCTGTCAAGCCGGTCCATGTTGCATCGGATGTTGTGTTTGTATAAGCGCACCCGAGTGCAATTGAGTTGCCAGATGGAATATCCATGTTCAGACTTGCTGGATCGGCGCTTGATGTTGCTGTATCGCTTGGCGTCGTGCTAACAAGATCGTAAATTGCATAAGTATTGACGGCGCAGCGTGATTGACTGGCGCTAAACGTCACCACCACGTCAGCCGTGGTGCCGGTTGGGATAGCCCCAATCCAAATCTCTGCAACGTCAGAACTGGCAATTGACGACACGGCCTGCGATAGGTTGGTGCCGCCAACCGTGACACTTGTTGGGCTTGTACTGTTGCCGCGTAGTGTGACGCACACAGCGACGTCCCGATTGCTTCCCGCCGTGCCAACGGCCTGAGACGAAAATGTATATACTGATCGGTTAACCTCGTCGAAAGTGTAATCGGTATGTGTAATTGTCGGTGCGCGGACGTTGGCCCCAAACCCAATGAGACTGTTCGTTTGCAGCATTACGGACTCCACGTCACAGCTTGATAGGCCGCCCACGCATCTGTTACATTTGCCGCAGCATCAATGCTGGCCTTACCACCGATGGTCGCGGTCTCGATAGTCTCTGCGATCACAGCCCACGAAGATTCCGTTGCAAGCACGAGATTTGCTATGCGATCAAAATCTGTTTTCTTATTTCCCGTATCCGGTACTTCCTGGCCAATGGACGCGTTGAGCAATGGATATTTGGTCGCATCTGGTGTCGCGTCTTCCAGAACTTTTTCCGCTTCACGTCGCTTACGATCGTAAACCAGTTCCTTGCCGGGGGTTGTGTATTTACCGCGCTCCGCTGATGCCGCAACATCAACACGCGCCTTTAAATCCGCTTTCACCTCCGCAAGAGGTTTGTTCTGCACGTCCCACGAGATTGCAACACGATCTTGTTCTATAGTTTCGATTTTTGAGATCGTTTGAACATCGCCATTGAATGGCGGTTTTGGGTCTTCGATGATCGGAATCAGAAACGACGATTTATGAGGCGGAACCGAATCCGCTTCAAAGCGCCGCCAAACCTGTCCTTCTTTTATGTGTGCATATTTGGCCATCATCAATCGTCCGTTGCTGCCGCGAGAGTATAATGAATCTTAACGCCATGGAGCCGCGCATCAATATCAAGGTCATCTCCCGCATCTGACACATCACGATAAACCTCAAAGTACACCCACTCTTCCGCGCCAGGGCTTCCTGCAACGGTGATTGCCGCTGTTTCCGAGGTAATCATGATGTCATTAGCGGTTGCGGAATGATCTTGTGCTGTCGCACCCACAGCAGTCCCCAAAGCCGTTGTTAAAACATCATCTGATGCGTATGCGCCCGCGCGAACGAACCAGCGCACACCGTCGTTTCCAGCGCCCTGTGTTCTATCTGTTGACCAAACAAACTGTGCAACCAGGGTGCTTTCATCCCACCCCTGATCGTGACTGGGAAAC